GATCCCTCCGTAATCGACAGCTTCCACACGGTCGATGTCAGACACGACAACGAGGTCATGCTTCGCCTGCCACCTGCGGAAATCGTTTTCCGTGCACACGCCGACGATTGTACGGTCCTGCACGACTTTGAAAAACATCAAATCCTTACCACCTTCCTTTTTCTGCGCAAATCTTTGTGCTGCTTCCAGAACCGCCGGGTCAGGCGGTATCCTCCGAACAGGTCGTCATAAAGCGAGAGCATGGCCCGCACCGTATGGAAGGACATCGCAATACCTGCATGGGCCGTCCATGACTGTACTGATGCGTAGATATCGTTCCGCCGCATCATGTTCCTGGCCATGAGTCCCCCGAATTTCTTCAGCTTCCTCCGCATTCGGACTATGCCTCCCTTCGCCAGGGTCTTGACCGTCCGGTCTCCGTCAGTGCGGTACCGCACCTTCAGGAACGTGAATCCCTTAGTGAGCTTGGTCACATAGGTCTTGGACGGGCTCATGGTCAGGCCGTACCGTGCGGCCTCCTGTGTCAGAAGGTCCTTGATACGCAGAAGCTCGTCCTTGTCGTTGTAAAGGATGACACCGTCATCCATGTGCCTGACATAGAATTCCAGCCCGAGTTTGTCTTTGACATAGTGGTCGAACTTGTTCGGCACCAGGAGCGCCATGATCTGGGACAGCTGGGAGCCGAGGCAGATCCCTATCTTCTCATGGTTCCGAAGGCTCCGGAGCTCACGCTCCCGGATCTGAGGATCCTTGATGCGAAGGATATCTGCTTCCTGGTAGCTCTCGATAATGCCCATGGCAAGATCCCGGAGGCGCTTGTCCTCGAAGATCTCATCCAGGACACGATAGCACTGGGCGTGCGGTATCGATGCGAAGAACGATTTGAAGTCGAACTTGAGGACATAAATGTTCTCAGCTCCCCATCGCCGCTTAGCTTTCTCAAGGTGCTCGTTGAACCGCTTCCGGGAGAAGTCGGTCCCCTTGCCCTTTGTAGACGCGCCATTGTCATAAATCAGCCGGTCCTTGATGAGCGGAATGATGGCACAGTCACATAGCACCCTCTGGGTCACCCTGTCGGAGATCCGGATAGGCGTTATGACGCGCTTATGCCCTCGCTCTGTGATCGTGATATGCTCTGTGTTCTGCACCTTGGGGATGCGGCCGGCCCGGATGATCCGGAGCGTGTCCGCGATGTAGATCAGGCCATGCCTCATGTAATTCTGCACGGACAATTTGTATCCGACAGACTTCCTGCAGGCCTTCAGGGCATCCACATAGTTCGCGACTGTCATGACATTTTCAAAGGTAATTTCAGGCTTTCCCATAGTTACAAAAATGCAGCTCTCTATTGTGGCATCTGATATCGCATGCCGTAGATGCTCTTGGCCCGGCACAGAAAGGTGCGGCATGCGCTCGCCTTCCTCTTTTTTCCATCCCTGACCGTCACAAACGCCGCTGCTGGCGGAGTCACGTTATATGCAACATGTGAATTTGTCTGCTTTCGCAGAACAGCTGCCGCTTCCTTCTGTGAATGGATAATGAATATCTTCACCCGCTTTCGCTATTGTTAAGGCTACTTCTGCATTCACTGAATCCGAGCGCCAGGCCATTCCCGTTGGACGCGTTGTTGTTGTTAACGTTGCCGTTGTTGTTCACATTCCAGAAGTTGGTGGTGTTACCAACATTCGGGGAGCGAAGCCACCAGTTATTGGCCCGGAGTTGTTACAAGCTGCAGCTTATATCAACAGAGGCCCCCAAAGCGCTCCTTGTCGGAGGCCTGGACGCCCTGCAGATATTTGGTCGATTCGTTGACCAGCGTCGTGATCTTTTCCATATCCTCATTCGAGAACAAATGGACCATGAACAGCTTCAGCATAGGGCGGTTCAGCCTGTACAGGTCTGATATCGCCTCGCCGAAGAGCCGCCGGCGCCGGTCATACTCTTTTTTGGTCTGCGGCAGGATATTGTTCGCCGCATAGGCGCAGTAGAACGCATCCCGGATATACCGGCAGGCCAGGGAGACTTCTTCGTCCCTCTGGGCCAGCGGGATCCGGATCGTTTTGGGATAGACCAGACTGTTGAGCTCATAGAGCTTTTCCAGGAAGTGTGTCTTCTTTGCGTCCCACGGCATGAATTTGTACATGTACTGTACCTCGATCTCACTGTATTTGTGCTGCTTGTCCAGTCCGTACATGACGCCTGCAAGGAGATAGATCTCCTTGTTCACGTATGCGGACATGAATTTCCGGCGGTCCTCCGTGACCCACTTAAGGCCGTTCCTTCCGTCAGACAGGATCCAGTACAGGTATATCCATGACTGCAGGCTGATCAGGCCGTCAATGGCCTTCCTGCAGGCAAGATACCTTGCCTTATTTTCCTCTTTTTCCACATACATGTCGGAAATCTTCGTCACATCGTCGTAGATCTCATTCAGCAGCATTTTCATCGGCTTCCCCAGCGGTTCCATGTACCGCCGGGGAAAGTTGTCGATCAGCCCTGTCATGTACTCATACAGGCTCAAAAATGTCCGCTCATATTCGATCCGGGATGTGCGTCTCTTGTTCTTCAGTATTGTCATCGTTCTGGTCCACTTTTATCTCAGTGAGGGGCGGGCGGGCCGGAGGGCCCGCCATGAGGCAGGGGGAAATCAGATTGAGAAGCCGAGCGCCAGGCCATTCCCGGTGGACGCGCCGTTGCTGATAACGTTGCCGCCGTTGCTCACATAACAGAAGTAGGTGGTGTTACCAACATACGGGGAGCGAAGCCACCAGTAACTGGCCCGGAGCCAGAGGCCTCCGTCGGAGGCCTGAATGTTCTCTCCCGCGGATACCTTCCTGCAGCCGATGGTCGTGTGCTTCGCAATCGTATCGGCCGACAGGTACATATAACCGATGCTCGAGTTTTCGGTATGGATCCAGATATCACCTTCCCTGACAGTGTAGCTCGTCAGCTGCGTGGGATCCTGTGCTGCCGTAATGACCTGGGCATTCTCATCCCAGATATGTCCGGTGAACTTCAGCCGGCGCATCTGCGATGTGTAGAAGCTGATGGCATCGCCCTCGAATCCGTAAGGTGAATCGGAAGAGCCGCCGATCTCTCTTGTGGCCGCAAGGTAAATACGGTCCTCAGATGTCACGATCTCCGTTGAGCGGTTGCCCGCAGAGGCGAAAATCTTGACCTGTTTGATCATGCTCTGCCAGCCGTAATCCAGGCCCTCCCACACTCTGGTGTTAAGGAATTCTCTCATTATCGACTGGTCCCAGCCGCCAACGTTGGTGGCAGAGGGGTTCATCTGCCGGAGCTTTGTAAGGATGTTGTTGGCCAGATAGGAGCCGTTGGCCTTGACCGAAGTCGTTCCGGCCAGTCTGTACCGGTCCGCTCCGACAAATTCCATCCTCACAGGCTCGTGGATCCATGCGGCCAGCTTCCTGGCCACCGCATCGCCAAGGTCTGCGTACCAGATCTTGCACCAGTGGATCCAGCCTTTGCCGTAGTAATCGTGCCCGCCGTCAGCTGCAAATCGCACAGCACCGAAGGAAAGGACTCCCTCGAACTCTGTGGCCCTTGTCCGGACCAGCTCCGCAGTTGTCAGTTCCAGGTCGTAGGTATTGGCCGTCATGTCTGATGCATACACATACAGGTGGTTGGAACCCTTCTGGTGACGCAGGACAATAATGTGCCGGTTGTCGGTCGAGCCGACTTTGACATCCTTGTCACCCCACTGGATGTTAGGGTGCGTGGAATATCTCAGCCTGAAACCCTCGTTGCCAGTCTCTTCGTAGGCGCTCACCAGGGTGCCGCCTGAGCTGTTGGTGTCCAGGAACTCAAACTCTATGGCCAGCGTGAAAGGCTCAGCATCAGCATTGAAGAGCTTGATCCCTGTGTCGTAGTAGGTAGAACCGTCAAAGAACCTGTCCCGCATGATCTCACGGGACTCCACATTGGTGAAGGTGAAGTCAGATCCCATGGACATGTCGAAATGGTCCTTGTCTTCGAAATAGGTAGAGGCCATGCCTGCAGTGTGGACGCCGAAGATCTCGGCCCGGGACATGTTGCTCATGTCCGTTCCGACTGCCGGCAGCTCAGCACGCTCCCAGATGGCGAACACGTCCGTGTTGCCCATGATATATCCGGTGCTCTTGTCCCACCCCGCAAAGAGATTGTAGATATAGGATCCTTCCTCCTCTGTATTGGTAGGAAGATCTCCGGAATATACAGCCTCAGAGCCGTACTCACAGGTCTGTGTCTCAAGGACCAGCCCTACACGGGACAGCCAGCGGACCGTATATCTGCGAACTGTCTGGGTGTACTGCGCGGTGATTGTCTTGGCCGAAAGGACCGTTCCTTCCGGATCATCCCATCCTCTGAAGGTGTAATCGTACTGAGCATCAGAAGCCATCACAGGCGTGTTGATAAGCCCTGCCGTGACCGGATCTGTGGGAACCGTACCGCGGTCCACATAGGCCGAATAAAGGGTATCGCCGTTGGCGTTGACCCATGTCACAAGGTACTGCGTGACCAGCTTGGAACTGTCATAGGTGACGTCCAGATCAGGCCATGCCGCGGCGTAGCTGAGCAGCTCCTGGTTCCTGATCGGCCCGGAGATATAGACCTGGCCAGTAAGGAGCGACTGGCTCATGGCAAGGATGGAATTCAGCAGAGATGTATCCGCCACTTCCCAGTCAATGCCAAGGACCCTGCAGATCTGCAGAGAAGAAAGCGCCGTCTGCACGATGGTCATGGCATCCAGGGCAGAGTACTCACAAATGAAAGCCTCCAGGTTGTCGTAAGACGCAAGGATAAGGTCTGTAAGGTACTGGATCTGCCTGAATGTCAGACTGTTGATAGTACTGGGCAGGTGTGCATGCACGATCTTGCCATTGGCCGCAAAGAGAACCGAAGTGATGGCCGTGCCCTCTGCAAAGAGATTGACCAGGTTCTCACATGCCGACAGGTTAATGGAACCCGTAAGATTCGGGCAATTCCGGATATCCAGCGTCTTCAGGAGCGGGTTGTTGCCCATGTTGAGCGACGTCAGGAACGGGTTGAAATACCCGGCCGTGGTGTTGCCGATGACCAGGGTCTTTAATTTGCTGGCCTTGGAAAAATCGTTGTCGTGGATGTAGGCCGCTGACAGGTTGTTGATGGCCTGAATGCGGCTTGCGCAGTAGATAAGGATGGCCGTATCGTCCATCTCTGTAAGCTGGGTCTCAAGGGTGTATTCCACCCCGGCCTTGGCCCGGACCTGCACAGGCGCCGGGCTGTTGCCGTAGAGCACCGTAAGGTACATGTCGGAGTAAGGGACCAGTCTCAGGGTGTAATCCGGAGCAACGACAGCCGAAGAAGGCGTGTTGCACCGGAACATGATCTGATCCGCCCTAACCGTCGTACCAACGTATTTGGTGCCGATATAGGCCTCCTGGTCACGCTCGAACTGCCTTCTCTGATACTTCTTCCGGCCGTTCATCATCTCGTTCAAAAATCTGACGGTCCCGGCCTGGTAGGTCCTGAGGTATTTGCGCTCAATGTCCAAGCGCCAAAGTTCTTCGGGAAACTGTTCCTGCCAGGAATCCCACTGTGCAATCAATGACTCAGCGGACCAGCATCCTGCAGATTCTCTGTCGAGATACAGTGCCTGCAGCTGAGAGTGCATCAGACCACGGATCCGGCGCCAGAAGATGCTCTGGGCGGCGTTGAAAATGAAGCCGCTAGAGGAATCTCCATCCGTCTTATAGTCGATATCCTCTTTGCCATATGTCATGGTCAGCTCGCCGCTGTTGTTGATACCTAAAGCCGTGTCGTTATCGTAGTCCCACAAATCGAATCGGTAGCCGTTATTGATAGCTGCCGCAGCGTTGTCGATAGTGTAATACTGGGCATCGTCTCCCATCTCAACCGCTTCAGCTTCGGTGATATAGACCTTGCCGAAGTGCCAGAAGGAGTTCTTCGCCCTGTTGTCGATCATGGTATATCTCTCAGTAAAGAGGTACCAGTAAAGCGGGCTTTCACGGATAAACCAGTTGCTGAACTGGCTGACGAACTCTGCATCCGTGGATGTGATGACCCACTCATACATATCGCGCCAGACTTGTTTGGACCTCTCCTGCTGGGCATCGATCTCTTCGGAGCTGATGGTCTCGCCGTCTTTCGTTCCCATGTCATATCTGAACTCAAAGCTATCATCCCATGCTTCATAGAGCGACTTGCGCTTCAGGTTCCGGGAATCCTCCCACTGCGCTTTGGTGATGGGATAGACCACCTCTACGCCGAGATCCGGGTCAAATGTTACCCGGTCATCCGAAGTCAGATATACGCCGGTCTGGAACCAGCTGTTAGGTAGCGTGTTGTCGGATACTTCAACAACAAATTCAGCAAGATCTGTAGGATCATTGACCCTCGTGTTATCGGTCTTCTTGGAATCGCCAATGTTACCGATGCCATAAAAATGCCATCCAGTATCCGGGAACTCCCTGTGAGTGGACAGGTCAGGATCATTTTCACGCACGAAAATGACGCAGTTCTGGAATTCCATACTGTTCTTCCGTCTGGGATCTTCCTTCTGGCCGGGAGTCTTGTAAGGAATGAAGTCGTTGTACCGCTTCTGCAGGAGGGCGTTATTCGCGTTCTCCGAGGAAGCGATGTTCACTTTCACATTGAACCAGTCATTGGGTACAGACTGGCGTGTCAGAGAGACCTTTCCGGTCCCGTCCGTATACCTCGTGCCGTCTCCAAGGACCAGCTCCGAGATATAGGAGGCGTCAAGTGGGATCTTGGACACCCTCTGGTGGATACCATCGAATCCGAAGATCAGGTCAATGTTGCGGCCTGCGAATCCGTATTCGTTACTCGTAGTGCCCTGGCCGGCGTGGTACCCGTTGAACCACTGCCAATTGTCGTAAGCACTGTCTCCGTTCCGGTAGATGCACTGCACGTTGGTGCCCCTCACATAATCCTTCTTATCGTTCGTAAAGTGCGGGCAGTCGATTTTGATGATCCTCAGGTTGGGGCAGGCGTTGGCCACGCTCTCCGGCGTTAACTGGGCATTTTCATCGTAGATCTGATTCCGCTCGTAGCGGTCGATCATGGTGGAAGAATCCCTTGAATCCGCAATGAAGTTTTTCAGAATGTCAGAATCGCTCAGTGCAGAGCTGTACGCCTTCATCCTGTAGATCCACACATCGCAGTCATCCGAGCCGATGGTGATGGGCACCGGCGTGTACTGATATATGCGATGTGAAGCATCGTAGATCAGCGGTCTGGCCCCTACGCCATCTTCATAGGTCATGATGTAGCTGGTGGCCTCAGCATTTTCCAGGTCCAGCGGGTTGATGTTGTACTCATACTCAATGACATCTTCTTCGGAATAGGGCATGTACAGCTCATTCGTAGAAGTTTTCAGATAGGCAGCGTGTGCCTTCATGTCCAAGCCGACTTTGACAGGATCTTCAGGTAAGCAGGTAAGGAAGGATGTCGTGTTATCCCTCACATTGCTTGTCTTGAATATCACCTTGAATTCAGCACCGGCCTGAAGAGGGTCAGCCCCGAAAAGGTTGTAGCTAATGTATGCTCTGGATCCTGCCTTGATGCAGAAATAGGCATTGCCGTCCTCATCCAGCTTGTACCCACCGTTAGCCCAGTCGAAATTATTGGAGACTGTCAGCGCCACCTCGGGATGGTTGTCATCATGCCACAGTCGGTCCTCGGATGTATTGCTCCGGCCGATAGGATCGAAGTCGAATTCCAGGTTGGCAGTGACCGGGCTCACATCGTAGCCAAGCTCGTGAACGTTCACGCGGATCTCCACGGAGACCGTCCTGCAGGTGATGGTCAGTACATGGACAGCAACATCATCCGATTTGTAAGCCCAGGTGTTGAGGGCGTCCATAAGAGTCAGATTGTTGACCACTGTTCCGTCCACGGCCAGAGTGACCGCAGGGGTGGATGTTGAAGGATCATAGACCACATATGTGATCCGGGTGGTGTCATACTGGCGGGCCGTGACCTGTCCGTAATGGTCAAAGCGGTATGCGCAGCCGATGACCGGCAGGCTGGACTCCTCGTCGTACCAGATGATGTCCTTGAATATATGTGTGGTCTCAATGTTCGTGTTATTGACCGTTGCTGTCATCCAGCACTCCAGGAGGTGGGCTCCATGGGCCTGAGGCGCCAGTGCATAGGACTGCAGTGTGCCGGATGCCATGGTCGATACGCTCTCAAGCTCAACTCCATCCAGTTTAAAGTGGACCGTCTTGCTGATTGCGCCGTAGGGAGTGTAAGTAAAATTCACGGAACGGCCAAGAGGGTTTGTATAGCGGTCGCTGAACGCACTCTCAAGACGGACGTCCACAATCTGGACGGTCCAGGACTTCACGGCCACGGAGCCGCCTTCATCGGTGACCGTAAGGATCAGCTTCTGTGTGCCGACGCTGCAGTGTTCTGTCAGATCGAACGTGTTCAGCCCCTGCACAAGAGCGCCGGCTGCGATAGTAGTAGTCCCGATCCTCCATGTGTAGGTACCGTCAACCAGTTCACCGTCAGTATCGGTGGAGCTGTAATTGATCTGGATTTCAACCTTATCAGTGGGTGTGCATACAACAGGGGAAGGAGTAACCTTCTCGACCTCCAGCTGTGTGGTGCCTGAGGATCCGCCGCCACCGCCACCAGAAGGCAGTACGAACTGGCTCTTGACCGTGCGCTCTTCTCCGTCGATCTCATACAGGGTAAAGGTGTAGGTGTCACCCTCCTGCGTGAGGGCTGCCTCGTAGGTGTAGCCCTCTGTATCCAGGTTGTTCAGGTCCTGGGCCACACGTTCAACGGTCTTTGACAGGGACGCCAGGTTGCTGTTGGTGGTATTCAGGTCACTTGAAAGAGATGAGAGGTTGTTGGTGATGCCAGCCAGAAGGTTGTTGACCTCTGCCTTGGTATAGGAATCAGAGCCGATGGTCTCCCACTGGCCGCCGATCCAGCGGTAATGCACATAAGTGCCTGCAGCATTGGGGCAGTAGTAGTCAGTGTACTCATCGCCGGTCTCCGGAAGCTCCTGGACCGTGAGGGCCAGGGATCCAGCGACCATGCACCACTCTCCGTCGATCCACTTGTAATACAGGCAGCCGGAGGATGTCTTCAGAATATAGTCTACATCCGGGTCCCCGGTTCCCGGTAAAATTGTTACGATTTTCGTGGAAGAACTTCCGAATACGTCCCATTTGGACGTCCCGCTCTCATCCGTGATCCACCAGTACTTGTTGTACCCAGCCTCTCCGTCCTTGGGGACCAGATAGAAGACCATAGGCTCACCGGCCACCGGGAGCTCGTCCACGACAGTGATCGTGAACGCCTTGTACTCCACGAGACGGGCCCGGACATATGCCTTGGCAGCGTTGAGGACCCCCTGCAGGGATGCCGCAAGAGAGGTATAGGTCATGGTGTCTCCATCATCATCGAAGGTATAGGCACCATGCACATCGTCAGCCAGCGGCTTGACGTAATTGTCATACACATAGTCGGCACGCCCTTTGGCGTACTGGTAAATATCGGTCCTGATGCCCAGGGTATCGTACACGCTGGGCTGCATGGCTGTTTCTGCAAGCTGCAGTACAGCTTCCACGGCAGCGGCCAGCTGGGCACGGGCAATACTTCCAGCAGGAAGATTCTCTACCGCGTCATGAGCCAGCTGAATGACCTCAGTCCGCAGATTGTTGAAGGCCACCGCAATGACCTTGTTCTGCACAGGGTTGTCGGATGTGGTATCAAGGACCGAATCGGGCACCGAATAGCCGTATGCTCCGCCCGGCTCCCAGCTCTCCTGGGATTCGTCGTAGTAGTACCAGTATCCGGGCAGGTAATCCTCTTCCTCGCCCTTATAGATGTAGATAAGGGAATGGTCAATGAAATCCGTGGAGCTGGTGACGGCCGTAGGGCCGCCGCCTGCAAGGCGCTCGATCTGGGTCTGCAGCTTGAAGACTGTGGCCTGCAATGCCTCGATCATCATGGCATACGTAGCCTGGTCTTCTTCGTCGATCTCAGGCTCTTCGCCCTCAAGTGTGGTCTGCACCTGGAAGGAAGTGATAAGGCTGTGCCACTTCTTGTCAACGTAGTTGCTCTCGTTAAGGGTGTATGCCATGAAAGCGAAATTCACTGTGCCGATCTTTCTGCACAGCGCTTCGGGAAGCTTCCAGTCTACCGCCAGATACGAAGAATACGTTTCGTCTGACTCGGCAACATTCAGCACCTCCCGGTATACCGTGGTATCACCCGGGTGCTGATAGTTGACGATCTTTACTGCAGATGTAATGTCGATAGTGTCTTCAGAGCCGATGGGGAAAAGAAATCGAATGATGTTGACTTCATAGTCGTTTTTAACAGATACGACAGCATTTTTCTCAACCTTGGAAAAGGTACGCTGCTCTGTATCCGCTATATATCTGATAATCAATTGTTCTTCCCTCCTTACTCAAATTTGAACGTGATGTCACCGAAGGCAAGTCCCATGCGCCCGTTGATAATATCAGAACCAAGGGCACGGGTAAGAGCCATATGGACTCTGATGCTGCCATTCTGCTGTATCGTGCATGTGATCGTTCCGGGCAGGGAGGTAAGGGGCTTGAGAGTGCTTGCCGTACCGATAATGTAGTAGCCATTGTATTTGAGACGCATAGACGAATCGACATGTGTGCATGTTCTGATACTGGCATCAAAAACCCTGTTCATCGGAACATCGAAATAGATGGACTTTTTCGAGTCTGTAATGAGAATGGGCACCATAACGGCAGTAGTAAATTGTGTACCCGGCATGAACTTCAGCTGGTTCACCGTGGTATTGATCGTATTCTGCAGTGCGGTAAAACTGTTCCGAACCTGCAGAAGTTGATACGCAAGTGTCCCCTCCTGAGTCTCATCACTGATGGCGTCGATCTCATTCTGCAGTCTTCCTGCTACGGTACCATCAAGGCACTGGTCAACATAATCCAGGAACTCTGTAAGAGCCGCCTGGTACTGCGTAAAGAGCTGATTGGTGGAAATGACCTGGGGTACTGCTGTGGCGACACCGCACTCGGAGCCAAGGCGTGTGTCAGTGATATTGGAACCTGTGATGCTTGTAACTCCGGCATTCACACGAATGTTGGCAAGCCTGAGATCATAGACCCCGTTTGCCCTTGTAATGGACGGAGCCGAGGGAGATGCCGCAGCCGTTCCAGTCAAATAAACCAGGGAAATATCCCTGGCAGAAAGGCTGGTATTCACTCTGGCCACAACAGAATCAATACGGGCAAGGTTTCCGTTTGCTGCCGGGACCGTAAAGACCGTCGAGTTTTCCTCAAGTCCCATAGCACCCTGAATGATGCAGGGGCCAGGCGCTACGCTGATGTCCATCCCGGAACTGACACTCACTTTGAGTGCATTGGAATTGGCTGCCATTACCACACCATCTGTATAGAGCATCTTGAAGATCTTCCGGAGCTTCTCAGAGTTGATCTCCCGGTCATAAGTCTCATTCCCTTCTCCGTCCGTAGAAACGACAGAATCGAACGGCCAGTAAATCATTTATTTTAACCTCACTTTCTCATACGGAGAGGGGATCTTGTCCCCGAAAACCAGTGTTACTTTGTGGACGTTCTTTGTCCACGTTTCAAGGATCTCTATGATCCTTGCTTCGAATGCCAGATGCAACTTGTCTATGATGATGTCGCACTTGTCTCCAAGGTCATAATCGACAAGATACCGGAAACTTCTTTCAGTATCGGCGTCAAACTCAACATTCTGGATGTTTACATATGACGCTGCTCTCTCCACCGCTTTTGCATACAGAACGGCTTCATACTGCTCTACCGTCATTCCCTCATCCTTTTCGACATCCCTCATGTCAAGGAACTTCTGACGCATAGGCTCGCCGGCCGATAGATCTATAACGACATAAGCACGTTCAGAGCCTTCGCCCTGTCCTCCGGCAATGAAATAATTGTAGTAGTTGGAATTGTCCGAAGTCACTATGAGCTTCTTCATGTTCCGCCAGGCCGGGGAGAATACCACGAAGTTATTCACGCCCTGGCTCTGTGTCCTGTCTACTCCCTGGTAGATCTGGAAGTGCAGCTTCCCTGTCTCATAGTCGAAATAGCACCGATAAGCCTTTTCCTCTGCTTTGAGCATCGTATGGCATACATCGTCCAGCTGACCTCCTGTCTCCTGTCTGTTAGCAGATGTGCCTTCGTCGGTATATGCATCGATCACGATATCAATGCCATCCACCGGATAATTCTCAACGGCATCTGCACAGAACTTCACTCTTGTAGATGCCTGCTTCATCACCGGATATACGCACCGCCGGTTAAGGATATGCTCTGCGAAAAAACCGCTTATAAGTACCATACTGTCATCATCGGTGTAACGGACCTGCTGTACCATTCCCAGCTCCGGCCTGTCGTTACTGTAAACATAGGCCATCGCAGGATCGTAATCTGACGCCGCTATCTGAAGCGTGAATTTCCCTGTCTCGTAGTATTTCCTGTCCCATGAAATATCAAATGGGCGGAGCTTTGTGGGACCGCATGGAAGGAAGTTTTCATCCAATGTCCTGAGTTCCATCTTTATACCCCCACATACTTCGGTGTGTAATTGACAACGACGCTCATGTTTGCGTCTCCGCCGTCCGCTGAGAATGTGATGTTAGATCTTCCAGGAGGAAGCTCTATGTCCGTGATTCTGGAAGTCTTGTCTATTTTCCCTATACAGTTGACTCCATTCAGAGTGATCCTGTCCTGATCCATGTCAAGAACAAGCACATCGCCCTGTTCCATCGTGAGAATCAGACGGATGTAAGCATCATTGATGGTTACCTTTGGATTCTGGACCTGCCCGGACGCTGTGATCGTCACAATGACGTTGGTGGCTATATCACCAGTGTTGTTCAGTGATACATTGTCTGAATAGAGATACCGTCCGGTATTGAAGCCTCCTCCTATAGGAACACGATACGGGAAGACCATTCCTCCCGCTTTGGCTGCAATGTCGTTCCCGAAGCTGTCTGTATCTCTCCAGTAAGGATCCTCACAGAGCATGGCCAGTTCAAGCACAGGAGCATGGCCAGACACCGGCTTTTCGCATCTGACCTTCTGGATCTTTGCTTCTATCCATCTAGTCACCCCGTATGACGTTGCATATACAACGTATTTGCTCCGGGGAAGAAAGAACCGGACAGCTTCATTTCGTGCTGAAACATAGTCATCAGAATGCTTTACCCTGGCCTCAATATCCATGGCCCTGCTTCCGACATACTCACTGGTGACGACCTCACCGTCACCAACGGCATATTTCTCAGTAGTGAGTTCGACCTGTAAAAGGCCGAACCCACTGTATGAGGAAATTCCCCATTTTTTGTCACCTAAGTAATTGCCATCCATGATGAATTCGACAGAGTCATCGCGTACGATTCTTATTTGTTCCATTTACTCACCTGCCAATCCAAATTGCTGCTCAAGCCTGACAGCTCTTGCCACCTCAGAAGGTGTCTTGACAGGCTGATTAATGTTGAATGTCTGATTGTATGTGGTATCACCACGGCCTTCAGTATCTCCACGATCTCCAAGAGATCCGGTCATAGCCCTGGCCTTCATGGCAGCTCCGCCCGTTTCCATAGCAACAGCGGCGTGTGCCCTCTGCATCAGGCGGCTCATATCTTCCGAAATATCAGACTCAAGACGAGGCATTGCCCTGTCTACGCCGATGCTGATTCCAGGAGGGATCATCTTACCGACTTCAGTCTGGAACAGCTTCGAAGGGGAGTGGATGCCAAGTGCTGATTTAGCGGCGTTCAGAGCCTTATTAGCAAGGTTCCTTGCCGCATTCGTTACCCAGGAAATACCGTTGCTGATACCGTTCGCAAGGCCCTTGGCGATGTTCGAACCTATTGAAACGATGGCAGAAGGAAGACCGTTCAAGGCACCCTTCACTGCATTGGCACAGCTTTGTGCGGCCGCTTTGCCTTTGGAAACAAGCTGCGTCCCCCATGCTGCGACCTTGTTAACGGCAGTGGTCAGATGCTGCTGTACTCCAGCAGGCAGTTTTGAGAATGCTGCCTTGACCCCGTTCAGTACATTGTTGGCTGCGCTCTTGGCTTTGCTTACAACATTAGTCCCCCAGGATGTGACCTTAGACAGAGCACTTGTCAGCTGTGTTCCAACCTTTCCAGGGATCTGGCTGAAGTTCGACTGAATGCTGCTCAGAGTCTGTGTGGCTGCGCTCTTTATTTTGGCTACAGTGGATGTTCCCCACGATGTTACCTTCGACAGAGCGCTCGTCATCTGAGTCCCGATCTTTCCAGGAATCTGACTGAAATTAGACTGGACATTACTGAGGACGTTGGAGCCGCATTCCTTTGCCTTCGCTACTGTGTTGGTCCCCCAGGAAGTCACCTTGGTCAAGGCACTTGTCATCTGGGTGCCGATCTTACCGGGCACCTGGCTGAACTTGGACTGCACGTTGGAAAGTACATTTGATCCGCATTCTTTTGCCTTGGAAACCGTATTTGTCCCCCAGGATGTGACCTTTGACAGAGCGCTGGTCATCTGAGAGCCTATCTTTCCGGGTACCTGGTTGAATTTCGACTGGACATTACTGAGGAAGTTCGAACCAGCTTCTTTTGCCTTGCCTACAGTATCACTGCCCCATTGCTTAACATGTCCTATGGCATCTCCGAGGAACCCTCCGACCTTTCCAGGGACCTGTCCGATCTTCTCACCAACATTGCTAAGGAAATCTCCCGCAGCCGAAACGCCGTTCTTTACCAGGTCAGAGCCCCACTGGACTACTGTATCAAGGGCACCGCTAAGGCATTCACCGATGGCGCCTGCAAGGTTGGACAGACCGCTCTTAATGCCTTCAACGAGGAAATTGCCCTGCTCTTCCATGACTGTGGAAGGAGATGCGATTCCGAAGAAGCTCTTGAAGCCGTCCAGTATCGCTTTACCTACGCCCATGATGGCTTCTACCGCAGCACTGGCAAGACCGCTGATACCGGAAATAATGCCTTCTACAAGGAACGTTCCGACGCCGAGCCAGTCAATCCCTTTCACGAATTCAATAGCAGTGGTTCCAATCGCCTGCAGAGCACTCGGAATAGCTGTTGCAAGGGCCTGCACTCCGATAACGATAAGGTCGATGATATCCGAACCAAGTGTCGCCCAGTTAATGGTGGACAGCCAGTCAATGGCCGTCTGGCCTATGTTCCTTAACGCTTCCGGTATTGCAGTCGTAAGGGCAACAACACCATTCTTTATGAATGTGATGATCTGGGAGCCGATATTGATCCAGTTAAAGGCCATCAGTACGGATACAATAGCCTGGATGATCTTGGGGATATTGGCCACCAGTGTAGGTATGGCAGCGATAAGTCCGCCTACCAGTTTGCCGATCAGCTGGATTCCGCAGGACAGGATCTTCGGTGCGTTATCGTTGATACAGCCTGCCAGATTTGTGATTATGAGCGGTACTTTTTCTATCAGCGCAGGCAGGTTCTGGATCAGTGAATCCGCCAGTGAAGTGATAAGGTTAAGCCCTGCATCGACCAAGGAGCCGACGTTGCTCCGAAGGAACTGCGAGAACTGCAGAACGGCATCGAGCGCAACAGGAATCAGCGCAGGCAGGTTCTCTCTTACATAAGATGCCAGAGAATTGACCAGGGTGATCGCCGTGCTTGCCAGGTTCGGGATGTTCTGTACCAGTGCATTTCCGATTGTCTGCAGAGCCGTGGCTCCTGTTTGAGCCAGCTCAGGTAGACGCTGGCTTAGTACCATAATCAGCCTGGAGACCAGATTGATTCCAACAGCCGTTATCTCCCCGAAATTGCTTATCAGCCCATTGGCAATGGACATGACCATATCGGCAGCTGCAAGAATCAGAGAACCGCTCTGATTTTTAATCGCAACAAGGAAGCTGTGAACGATCTCGGTGGCGGCATTGACCATCTCCGGGACAGCCTTGGCCGCTTCTTTTGCCAGACCGACGAAAGCCTTTCCTGCTTCCTGCACAAGGCCGGAGAATCCGTTCGTCTTATAGGCTTCAGTCATGGCAGACACGATGCCATTGAGCGAAGCTACAGCGCTTTTCGCCGGCGTTTCAAGGTCTTCATAAATGGCAAGCCCGAGTCCCTCAAGAGCAGCCTTCAGAAGCTTTGTCTGGTTTGTAAGGCTCTTTTTCATGGTCTCGGCCATGCTGGCCGCAGCACCTTCCGAGCTGTTGATGGCATCGGTCAGCTTGATGTAATCCTCCTCAGAAGCATCTACGATGGCCAGCAGTCCTGCCATACCTTCCTGTCCTGCCAGAGTCGATGCAAGCTCTGTCTTCTGTGCTTCAGACAGCCCGGAGAAAGCTTCCCTGAGTTCTCCCGTCAGCTCAGACATGCTCTTCATCTGACCTTCATCGTCAGTCAGAGAGATATGCAGTTTTTCCATGGCCCCGGCTACGTCTTTCGTAGGCTTCGCCATCCTGCTCAGCAGAGATCTGAGCGCTGTACCTGCCTGGGATCCTTTGATGCCTGCACTAGCCATAAGGCCGATAGCTGTGGCACAGTCTTCCACGCTGTATCCCATGGCGCCTGCCACAGGAGCAACGTACTTGAACGTTTCGCCCATCAGGCCGACGTTTGTGTTCGCATTCGAGGAAGCGGCCGCAAGGACGTCAGCAAAGCGTCCCGATTCGTCCGCACCCATTCCGAATGCTGTGAGGGCATCCGTTACGATGTCGGACGTCTTTGCAAGATCTTCTCCGGATGCGGTTGCAAGGTCCATGATGCCGGAGATACCGTTGAGCATGTCTTCGGTCTTCCATCCAGCCATGGCCATGTATGTCATAGCATCAGCAGATTCTTTAGCGCTGAAAATGGTGGTTTCTCCCATTTCCTTCGCTTTTTCAGCCAGCCTGGCAAGATCTTCGCCAGTTGCACCGGATATAGCCTCTACATTTGTCATTGCTGACTCGAAATCCGAGCCCACCTTAATAGCAGCTGTACCGATGCCCATGGCAGCTGTCGCCGCACCTCCGAGTACCTTGGCCGTACCCTTGGCTATGCCGGATACAGTGCCAAAAAGGCCGTTCACGCCCTTCTGAAATCCGGAGGCGTCTATCTTAGTATCGAACTTTAAAGAGCCATCGTATGCCATGTTCCCACCTTCCTTTCGGCTCTGGAACTATGGCTCGTAATGGCTCTGTTAGTTCATCTTCTGTTTTCCGCTGATGATTACCAGCTCGAAATATTTTTTACACTTATTGTTTTTACAGCGGAGTATCACGCCTCTGCAGTTTGCATCTAAGCCATACGAATAGGGCATACGATAACCGCAGGCAGGGCATGAGATCCGCTTCTGCATCTTGATATCATTCATGTATTCCCCAGTAATCCGGAGATGTCTTCGCCCTTCATCAGTGCTTCCTGGATGGCGTCTATCTTCTCCTGCATAGTCTTAGACTTCGGAAGAGCATATATTCTCTTCATTTCCTGGTAGAACTTCCTTCGTTCTTTGGGCACCTTGTCAAGCTTCACGGCCCTGTATCCCATGATCTTCGAGAACAGGACATCGTCGTTCAGCGAAACAAGAAGTGCTTTGAATTTCCACCAGTGCATATATTTGATGGTGGTAAGGTCTATACCGTACTGCTCAAGGAAGGCAGCATAGATATAAATGTCATCATGCTCAAATGAATAGACAGGATCCAGTGCAGGGCCGCCGCCTGTTCCTTTCCTTTCTTCCTTCCCTCCCCGGTAGAACCAGAGGATCTGGGAAATGGTTTCATCACAGAATTCCGGCTTTTCGAAATGAAAATAGAGATTGATCATTTCTTCGGCCTTCTCTGTGTCAGAAAGTTCCTCGTCATCCATCATGAGCTCAAAAAGAATCGAGGTGCGGAAATCCGTATCAATACGGTACTCCGCACCTCTGATCATCAGCTTTCCGGGAAGTTTATCCAGGATAAGATTGCTCAATGTCTGTGTTTATTGCGGCGGCGCTCCTGACGGTTCTGTGCTCTCTGGGCATACTTGTTATTGACGTTGTCAACTACAAGCTGGATCTGCTTTTCAGAGGAATCACTTGCGTTAGACAGGTCGGCTACAGCCTCAAGTCTTGCCATAAGGTTTCCGGGCTTGACCCCTTCAAACACTTTTGCGGCAGATCCCTCTCCGAAGATGTCATCAAGCAGCTGGTCTGTAAGCCTGATCTGCCTCCTCATCTCGTCTGCATTGGATGCTCCCTCCTCGGGACGGTTGATGTCACTGCGGAACTTCTCCAACAGTCCATCAAAACGTTCGACGATGTCTGCATCCAGAAGGTCAAGCTGTAATGTCACATCTCTTACTTTGATATCTACCATGGATAAACTCCTCCTTGACGTTTATTTAGGGTGTTTCTGTGAAGCTCATGTCAGTGGTGCTGAAATTTCCCAGAACGGGAGCACCGTTGGCATGCAGTGTGCCGGATACAGCGATCTTTTCGCCGCCGTCACCTTCGAAATCAGAGATCTCAGCAGTGACACTGAACTTACGTGCCTTAAAGCTGGGGGATGTACCGTCCCAGAGATCGACACGATAGTAGTTGAATTTGGCGTCGTCTCCTGTAAGTCCATCACGGCCGACTTTCCAGAGGGCCGTGATTGCTTCCTGGGAAGGAATGAAGTCGGACTCAAAAGGAAACTCTCTCTCATAGCCAATGACTTCAGTAGAAGCCTCCTTGTCATTGACATAGGTCGTGGATTCTGTCTTGGCATTGGGAGATTCATTGATGCTGCGGAATCCGGTTCCCATGAGGTACTTGTTTTCGCCGACTTCAAGGTAATCAGCGACCATGTACCTCAGCAGAGGGCTGTTCTGTGACATATCTTATTTTCTC